GGCGGTAAGCAGTATTAACGATATAGCGGTTAATCCGGGTGAAACCACGGCCGATAAGCTGATAGAGATAAAAAGACTATTGAATATCAGCGTAGAAACGGACAACGACAAAATAGATTTATGTACCTTGATTAACCAGTACTTTTTGAGTAATAAAGACAATTCGGGTATTCCTACGGGGTTTTCGTATCTCGATTTTTTGACGGATGGCTTGAAACGGGGCCAGTTGATTCTTGTAGGTGGCCCGTCGAGTATCGGTAAAAGTTCGTTCTTACTGGATATATTCATAAACGCCATGAGGTTGGGGACTAATCCCTATATGGTATCTCTGGAAATGTTTAACGACGAAATCACCGAACGGATGATAAGAAATATCGGGCGGGTAGAATCTGGATTTAGTATTACAGACCCGAAAGCTATCGAAGCTGGCAAATTTATAGGCTCATGGCCCGGTTCCTTTGCCGAACGCAGGGATACCGATATTGATATTTTATGTTCGCAGATATTAAGTAAAAAGCAAAGAGACGGTATCGGTATAGTGTTTATAGACCATTTACACCTGATAGCCGCTCCGGGCCGAAGTGGTTATGAGCGGGTGACTTATATCTCAAAAGCCCTAAAGACGCTGGCTATGCAGGCGGAAATACCGGTTGTCGTTGCCGCTCAGTTAAACAGAGCACCACGGAACAGGACTGACCATAGGCCGTTTATGACAGATTTACGGGATAGCGGCAGTTTGGAGCAGGACGCTGATATTGTACTATTGCTGTACTCGGAAGACTATTATCGTAAGCAGGACAATCCGGAAGCGGAATTAGATGGGACGGCTGAATGTATTGTAAGTAAAAACAGGAACCGGGCTACGGGCGTAGTGAAATTGATATGGTTCCCGGAATATAGCACTTTTGTAAGTAGGAGCGATTCAAAATGGGACGAATAAATGAAATTAAAACGCGGCTCGGTGAAATATTGGTTATGCGTAATATCAAAAAGAGAATGGATAAGAAACGGAGGGTAAAATGAGGAAAATAGCTATTATTATGATTTTAGTGGCACTCTTGGGCGGGTGCGAACAGCCGGCAAGTCATTTAAAAAGAATATCACTTAACGAAACAAAAGAGCAAATTAAGCAGAAAATGGGTGATCCACGTGTAGTAAGAGGGGCAATTCAGAATAAATACGACCAGAATATAGAAGTCTGGGAATATAGATTAGCAATGCCTTCCGATGATTCAGCCGGTGATGTGATAGGAAAAAGCGTTATGACTGTTTTCACATTAGGGGCGGCTGCTATGGAATTTACAACAGAAAGAAGGGATTATTGGTTATATTTTTGTGACGATGAATTAGTTAGATGGGGACAAGCGGGGGATTGGCAAATAGAATCACAAAATTTATACGAAGTAAGATTTGCTTCAGGACATAATTTATAAACTCATGGTAATCATAAAGGGCAAAAAGCATTTCACCCGGGATGAGGTTCCGGAGGAGGACCGGGACAATGGCCCGAAACCAGTCGAACGGGACAAAGACGGATTAACGCCCAGAGAAAAACAAAGAATATTGACTCAAAAAATAAAAGTAGTTCCAATCCGCTCAAGCACTTTTTGAAAAAAAGACGATATGGGCGGCATATGGAAAATACACAAAATAAGCCAAAACCAGCTCAGGCACAACCTGCAACAACCACACCGATTGCACCACCCAAACAGGAACCAGATAAACCATCACCGGAGAAAAACCCAGTAGGAAGACCAAGTCTATTTCGTGAAAAGTATATCGAGCAGGCATACAAACTGACATTACTCGGTGCGACCGATGCTGAAATGGCTGATTTCTTCGGCGTAGTCGAATCAACAATATATTTATGGAAAATCGAATTCCCAGAATTCTCGGAGACCATAAAAAAGGGCAAAATTAAAGCAGACGCAGAGGTTGCAGAAAGTCTTTATCATCGAGCAAAGGGATGTTCACACCCAGAGGATAAGGTATTTCTCCATGAGGGCAAGCCGGTAATAGTGCCGGGCGTTAAGTATTACCCACCGGACACAGGAGCAGCGATGGCATGGCTCAAGAACCGCCGGCCAAAAGATTTTCGTGACACACATGACTTCACATCAGGAGGCGAGAAGATCACACCACAGATAGTTTCATTTGCCGATGCAACCAAACCGACACCACAGGAAAGTAAGCCAGAGAATGACAATCCCAAGTAGAAAATTCTGCGAAGGTTCACACGTTCATCAAAAAGCGTTAATCCAGGCGTTTGATGAGAGACTGAATGCTAATGTCCGTGCGTCTCAGATGTTCATGGAGGAATGGCATCGGAGATGTCGTAAAACTACGCTGGCATTAAATCTCAAGATAAGAGAAGCCTGTCGAGTGCCTATGGGCAAATACGGCTATATAGCTCCTACTCAGGTGATGGCGAGAAATATTGTCTGGGACGATCCGAACATGCTCAGGGCTTATCTTCCGGACAAGAGGGAAATGGAGTGGAAATTAAACGAGCAGAAAATGCTTGTTACTTTCGAGAACAAATCAATCATCAAAATCGGCGGTGCTGACGAACCTGATTCGTGGCGTGGTACCGATTTCATTGGAGTGACATGCGATGAATGGTCTCTGATGAAAGAGAATCTATGGACGGAGATATTACGTCCTGTTATTGCAGGTCCACTGCCGCCTCAAATGATGAAATACAATATATTCCGATGGGCTTCATTTCTTTACACACCGAAGGGAACAAATCATGCAAGCAAGATGTTTGATCTCGCCTGTTGCTTAGGCAGTGGTGGCGAGCTTCCGGATTGCGGCGTTGCTCCAATGTTAAGAAAAAACTGGTTTGCATCGAGGGTTGACGGAGAAAAATCAGGCATATTCAGCAAAGAAGAATTAGCGAGAATGAAAGCAGAAATGCCACGCGCTTTATACGACCAGGAGATAAAGTGTTCTCGTGTGACATTAGAGGAAATGACATTAATAACTTCGGAAATGCTCTATCACCTTAATCTGCATCACCAAAATACAACTGTAGTAAAAACAGAGAAACCCCGCAAAATAGTATCAATCGATCCGGCCTGGGGCGGTGACGTATGCAAAATCATGCCCATAGTCGATTACACTGAAATCAAAGAACATTCACAGTCTATCCGAGAAAAACACAGGGTAAGCGAAATAGTCCTGGCCGCTAAGCATGCGGCACAGGCTATAGGAACAAAGAACTTCGTAGTAGATACGGTTAATACAATTGGCGTGGCCGATGGTTTGGCTGAAGATGAAGCTGGCTATAATGTTCAGTATTTTCATAGTTCAAATAAAGCCACAGAAAAAACAGATACTCTACAAAACATAAAATTCGCCAACAGAAGGGCTGAGGCATATTATTATACATCAGAGATCATAGCAAAATATCTTGCCGGGCCAATAAAGAACGATGAATTAAGAAGGCAACTGTCGATAGCAAGTCGTTATACAACTCAGGGCGGTTCCGGCCGGCTTATCATCATACCAAAAATCAAAATCAAAGAGGAACTGGGTTGCTCTCCGGATGAAGCTGATTGCTATACGATGGGTTGCTGGGGGACACAGAACGTGCAGCCAGAAGATGAAGATCATATAAATACCGCATCAAAGCAATGCGTGCCTGATTTTATAGGTGTATAAAATGAAATTAAACGAAGCTGAAATAAAAAAGAATTGCTTGCAATTTATTTCAGACAGTTCTGAACACTCCTATACCGCTCTCCTTAAGGAGAAGGCAAAGGGATATCAGGATTACTTCAGGGGCGGAAAACATCAATGGACGGAGAATGAATGGAACGCCTATGAGTCAAAGGGTATCACACCGATTACGATTAACCGCTGCAAGCCTGTCATCAAGGGCGTGTTAGGTATGTATCTCGAATCGAAGCAGGATGTACGCGTTAGACCGAGAAGGAGTGGTAGTTCAACGGTCGCCCAGGTATATACGGAAATTCTCAAACACACACAAGACGTAAGCTATGCCGACTATGTATATTCGCAGGTCTTTTTGCGAGGCTTGATAGATACAGAGTCATTCCTCAAGTTGCGAATTGACAAGACTATGAATGTCAACGGACAGCCTATTATCGAAGGAAAGTCTATTCTCGATATATCCATTGACCGCAACGCTATCGAATACGACCTCAACGAATCGGCAAAGTACATAATCGAGAAGGATTGGAAGGACCGTGATGAAATAGACGCCATGTATCCTGAGAATGAGCAGCAGATTAAAGAGCAAATTGAAGCGATTGACGAATCAGGCAGTTCCGCAGATCGCATAATTACTTATATGACTTCCGGAGAAGTTGACAACGAGGGTGATTCGGATGAAAGTGACAGGGTGTCCGACCATAACCTGATGCAACGGTACAGGTACTTATTGCACAGGGTATACTGGAAGGAATCATTGCCTATTCTGATTGTCCATGACCAGCAGAATATGACCACCACAATCGTAGATGAAGAAAAGAAGGTAAAAAAATTATCGCGTAAGGGCAAAAAGAGCCAGCGTTTTGAGATAATCAATCACGTTAAAAAAGTATTGCACGAGACATTATTTCTTAGAGGTTTGATGCTGGAAGATATCGTAGAGCCTCTCGGAAAGGGAGTGAATGAATATCCCATCGTAAGATTCTCTCCTATGTTCGATGAGGGCTATACTATCGGCGCTCTTGACGATATTATCTCCCTGAATAAAGAGGAAAATATTCACAGGACGCAGACCACGAGGCTATTGAATCAAACGGCAAACGGCGGATGGATAGTCAACAAGTTAATGGATCCGACATTCACAAAAATTCTTAAGAATTTCGGTTCAGTTCCAGGCATAGTCCTGCCTAAAGATAAATTTGGTGGCTCTATTGAAAAGATAAAGCCGAACGAATTATCTGTCGGTCATTTTACTCTCGGCCAGCAGTACGAGCAGGATATCAAGAGGGTGTCAAACGTAGATGATGCTACACAGGGATACTCTACCGGCCAAACCGAATCCGGCAGGGCTATTAATCTGAAGATGAATAATAACAGGACAACAAACGATGTCTTCTTCGATAGCTTTTACCGTACTCTGGAAATATTCGGCAATGTTTTGTTAAAGGCTTTGGTAGCAAATCAGTTCTATAGTGACGATGAGATAAGGTTGATAGTAGAGGAATCTACACTTATAGATCCGGAGTTGCTTGCAAAAGCTCAGGCTAAATTTGTTTCAACAGTTGGTGCCGAATTGCCGGAGCCACAGCCTTTACCTGAATTCAACCCACAATTAATGGCTGCTGTGAGGCCGGAGGACCAGGGAGAAATATTACAAACAGTCCAGGCAGGCGCAGAGGGAGCGCAATTATACTTAAAGAGATATCCTCAGCTTAAAAAGAACTGGGACGATATGATTAAGGCCGAGGCAATCGAAATGCTCCTGGCTGAACTAAAGGACGACAAAGGTCTTTACGGCATCAAAGTCACCGTATCTCCGTCTGCACCGACAGAAAGATTGTCACAGCTTATGCAGATGGACGCCCTGATGAAGAACTACGGACAGCTTATACCGCCTGATATATTTATCGACCTGACCGATTTGCCTCAAAAAGAAGCTATTAAAGCTCGTATCCAACAAAATATGCAGGCACAAGGCCAGCAGGCAAGAGGAGCTGCTTAAATAAATGATTTAACGTTCCGACCTTGAAAAAAGGAGAATGAGAAAATGGATCACAACGAATTACAGATAAAGCTATCAATCCTCGTATTAACAATTCCCGAAAGAGCCGACAAGCTCAAACGTCTCGAAAATATACTAAGTCCGCATCTACCGATTGACAATTCTGTCGAACTAATCATTTCAGAGGATTTGCCGGTTAGAGATGGTGGATTAACAATCGGTACTCGTAGAAACGCTGCTCTTGAAATAGCCCAGGGCGAATACGTCTGCTTTGTTGACGATGATGATATTGTAACATATGATTATATTAAAGAGATTCTTGAAGCCATAGAAATAAAGCCTGATGTAGTCGGAATAAAAGGTCACTACATTAAGGGCAAAAACAAACCTGAGTTATTCATACAATCAATCGATTATGGTGACTGGTTTAAGGGTGAAGATGGAATATATTATCGTCCCCCAACACATATCAATCCGGTCAGGCGTGAACTGGCAATGCAGGCGAAATTCCCAGACAAGAATCACGGAGAGGACAGGGAATATTCGCTTGCTTTGAGGAAACTTCTCAAAACGGAAGTTATGCTCGAAAATCCTATCTACGTTTATTACAAGTGAGGTGCAATAATGCCAAAAAAGTATGAAGCCATGAGAGACGAATTCATAAAAGATGGTATGACTGAAAAGGCTGCAAAGAAAAAAGCGGCCAAAATCTATAATTCCCAGCGTAAGCCCGGCCAGAAGCCGGTGACGAGAAAAAAACACAAGTAAATCCAATTAAGAAAGCTAAGGTGATAATTATGGCAAAGTATGGTGCTAAAAAAGGTGCAGGCGGGGGCAAAGGAATGCCGGGTGGAGGCAGACGCAATCAAAACACAGGTGGATGTTCTAAAGGTGGCCCCGGCCACGGACAAGGCGGTGGCAGAGGCAAAGGTATCGGTCGTAAAAAATAGAACAATGGCTAACGGGAAATTATATATATCTTCAATGGTATTAAAGTTAAATGACCGTCCAGTTAAAAAGGTCGAAGTTATTAAGATGACTGATATATCAGTGACATTTTTAACTGATTATCCTGTAGATGAAATAACAGTTTCAAGAGAATATTTTGATACTCATTTTACAAAATGGTAACAATGGAAACTATTTCAACTGTACCTTTTAAGCAAATACGAATCCGTCTTGAGTGTGAGCATTGCAATAATGTAGTAGATGTTTTCCTACCGAAAGATTTAGTTAGGCGTAGGATTCCTAAAGTGGTTTGTGCTAAATGTAAAAGTCAGGATTAACTAATATGGTAGAGAAAATTGGAAATATTCCAAAGGCATATCCCAAGATTAAGGGCCAGTCAAAGAAGCGTAAGACTCCGAGGAAAAGAAGGAAATGAAGGTATCGAAAGCATACTTCAACAGGTTCAAAAAGGCGTTTCTCTGTTGGCAGCAGAGATTTGGACTGACACAGTATCGCATAGATTTCTTTAGACGTAAATTAGAAGAACACTATGCACAAATGATAGTCTATGAAAAAGAAAAAATGGCGCAGGTAATTTTAACCACTGAAATAAATAAAACATCTTCCGAAGTTGACGATGGTCCGGAGGCACATGCCAAACATGAGGCTATTCATCTATTAATCCATCGTCTTTCTTGGCTTGGCGGTTGCAGATTTATATCTGATGAGGAGTTGGGTGATGAATGTGAAGCTATTGTTGTGACACTCGAAAAGGTACTGAAATGACAGACATAGCATTAAGCATCCTTATCTGTTCTCATCCAC